GTATTTATACACGTTTTTTACGTTTATATGGCTTAAGAGGCTTAGTTGATTTAGGTAGTATGCCCATCTTTTCAAGAGTATGTTCAGTCCATATTTGAAATCCATATCCACGATCGGCAGCAAAGTTTTGTGCAGCCTTCCATTTATTCTGATTTTTTACATATGTTAGACCTTCTGATATGTATCTCTTAGTCCTCTTACCCGGGTACACGGGAGGAACGGTCTGATTAGATGGCTTTATTTCGACAAGAATAGTCTGACCTGACTTATATGTTATCTTAAGATCCATAAAATATCTGTGATATTTCTTATCTACTTCGTACAGATATGGAATTACAGTTTCTTCACTAGACCAAGACTTTACTTCAGAGTTTTCGTCACACCATTTGAAGCAATATTTTTCCCACATAGACCTATAGACTATGTTAGTAAAGTCGCCTTTGTACTTCTTTGGGTTCTTAGGTTTGTATTTTCCAGAATAAGCCATAAAAATCGTTATAAATAGTGATGACAAATTTTTATTTATAGGATATCACATGCCACATAACTATGATCATATCAGCGTAGAAACACTGCCTTACACCAGTATCATGGAATTTCCTATGGGCATTAGCTCTGATACATCAGATTCTAAATATAAAGCAGCATTGCACTTTCAGACTATTACAATAGATCCTGTTACAGTTGAATCTTTTGGTAACATAGTTAAGACAGGATTAAAAGATACTTTAACACAAGCGACAGGTGGTCTTTTTGATAGTGCTGAATTAGATAGCATAAAAACAGATGATAACAAAAAAAGACTAGAAACTATTAAACGAGTAGGTAAAGATCCTATTCCGACGGCCGCAGATCAAAGTAGATCAGTAGTTTTATATCTACCACAGGCTGTTGCACTTAACAATAACGTAGCATACGAAAATGTAAACTTAGGTGTTATTGGTTCAGCGACCGCAGCTGCAGTTGGTCAAGGTAGTTCAGTAGCTGATGCATTAATTAAAGGTGTTGGAGCTGGAATTGGTGGATTGAGAGATTCATTGAGAAGTGAAAATCCATTTGGTAGAGATTATGGTGCACTAATTGCACAACGTTTATCTGGTAGAGTAAGTGAAGCGGCGGCCCAAGGTATTTCATCTGTAACAAGAGTTGCAGCAAATCCTAATACAAGAAGTTTATTTAGACAAGTTACTCCAAGAGAATTTAGTTTTTCATTTACAATGATACCAGAGAGTGAGAGAGAAAGTAGAATGATACAACAAATCATTTATTTCTTTCAAACTGAAATGATGCCAGACGAGATTGGTATTGGACAAGTTGCTTACGGTTATAAATTTCCTAAGATGTTTCAGATACATGCTACATATGGTCAAAACTATAAACAAATAATGACAAAGTTTTTACCATGTACACTGCAAGATGTGCAAGTCACATACAACTCTAATGCACAAGCATTTCATGAAGGTGGACATTTTAGTCAGGTAGATATAGTGTTAAAGTTTAACGAATATAGAACACGTAATAAAGCAGATGTCGTACATGAGCGTCAAGAAATATTAGGACGTGAAAACGCTGACATAGATTATGAAACATATCCAAATTATAGAGGAATTAGATAATGAAAAGAGATTTTGATGGTCCATTTGTAAGTGCATTTAATACTGATCCAGATGGTGTAATTAAACAAGAATTAATTACGTTTAGAGTGCACAATGGATATTTACAAAAAGAAACAACTACTCGTACATTCAATACTGACCAAAGCGATTGGCATGATACACGTACCGTAGAACCATTAGTAGAGGTAGATTTAAGAAATGAGTGGTAACTATTTTAAAGACTTTCCAGTTGTTGCATATAAATTTGGTAACAATGAAAAGGCTGTAAGATTCCAACAATTAAACGCATATGTTGATGTTGTAGAACAGGTTAAAGATGATCTCTCTATGTACATGGACTATACAATACTTGATGGAGACAGACCAGATCAGTTATCATACAAATTATATGGTGATATGAAATATTACTGGACATTCTTTTTAATGAATGACGATCTTAGAGAACAGGGTTGGCCATTGTCATCTCATGAAGTTTCAGAAAGAGTACCTAAATATTATCCACATCAATTTGTAACTACAAACGATAATTGGTTTAAGGGAGAATTTAAAGTTGGAGCAATAGCAACAGGTAAAACGACAGGCGCCGGCGG